TCGTCGACGATCCCCACCCCGGCCGGCACCACCACTGAGACCCCGCAGCTCAGGGCCTCCAGGACCGTCATCGGCCCGCCCTCCACGCGGCTGGTGCACACCAGCACGTCGAGGGATTGGTAGAACGCCGGCATGTCCTTCCACGCGTATCGTTTGGTCGGCACCGGCCAGCCCCGCCCCGAGGCGCGCCACTCCACGCTCTGCCCGGCCTTGCTGGCCAGCACCGCCCGGACCAGGTCCTCGCCCTTCCGCTTGTTGGCGTACGTGTACCCCGAGAATCCGCAGACCGGTTTTCTCCCTCCCCTTTCAGGGGAGGGCCGGGGAGGGGTAAACCGCCCCCGCTCCACCGGCAGCGGCGGTTGCACCGTCGGGCCGTACCTGCTCAGCGGCTCCGCGTACAGCCGGCACATGGCCACGCGCAGCTGCACCCGCCTGGCGATGGCGTCGTACAGTTTCGCCTTGCCGTTCCCGGGTGGCTCTTCCTCGCGGTGGGTAAACAGCGCACCCACCGGCACCTGTGGCCACGTCGGGCACACCTGCGCTTCGAAGTAGCCGGAGAGATACACCGCGTCCGCCGTGGGGTCGGGGGTGCGGGCCAGCGTCCAGCCAAGGCGGTCTCGCAGGTACCGCGCGAAGCGCGGTATCACGCGATCGTCGTCCAGGTTCCGGCACACAACACTGACCCGCATTGCCCCCTCCCCCACCTGATTAAGGAGAGCCTAGCTGCCGCCCTCGAAGGGCACCTGGATGAAGGCCGACGGCCGGATCACGCCGAACGCGGCTCTCAACTCGGCGAGGATGGCCACCATGTTGCGGATGAAGAAATCCTCGTGCGAGTCCGAGATCTGAACGTTGGCCCGTTCGCGGTCCCACAACACCGCCTTGCGCCAGTCGCCCATGATGCCCGTCCCCTCGGTGGCCAGGTCGCTCTCGACCACCGGCACGCGCCACACGCGCTGCACGCCGCCGTCCACCGGCCCGCCGAAGTAAAACCTCCCCTGGTCGTCCTTGAGCAGGTCCAGGGTCTCGGCATCGTTGGGGTGGACCACCATCGCCGTGGCCCGCGACTTGCCGGTGACCCTCAGCGTGGTGCGCGCCTTGCGGATGGTGGTCAGCAGGTCCGTGTCCCAGGCCTGGACCAGGACGCCGGCCGTGTTGAGGATCCCGGTAAAGTTTTCCCCAATCCCGTCGCCGTTCAGGATCTGGTCCTCCAGTTCCTCGTCGAGGTCGGCCCGCAGCTCGTCGTCGATGATGCCCCGCAGCTGGGCCGCGTCGCTCAGCGCCCGTTTCGTCGCCGGGATCCAGACGGCGACCGTCTTGACCGGCGTGGTCACCGGCTCCCAGCGCAGCGTGCCCTCGGGCTTCTCGCCCGAGACCTCCCCGGTGGCGCCGGAGTAGGTCGTGACGTTCGCCTCGGGTACGGGCGTCGCCTGGGTGACCTGGCGGGTCTGGCGCACAAAGTGCACCAGGTCGCTGGTCGTGGTCCTCACGCTGATCAGGTCGCGCAGCACCAGGGGGTAGCGCCCCAGCGGCTCGTAGATCCCGGTGTAATCCGGGGCCACGAACGCGCCGGCGCTGACGTTGCTCTCGCCGGTCACGAGCTCCTTGCGCAGGAGGCCTTTGAACTGGACCGGGGGCGAGATGATGCCCCGCGTCGAGTCGGGCAGTTGGCCGCCCGGGGCTGCCTTGGCCCACCACGCCTTCCACTCCGGCGAGTTGACGAACTGCTCGCCGATGCTCAGGCCCTTGCCCGGCCGCACCGGGGTGCCGCCGTCCGGCGCCCCGTCGGTCAGGTCGACGTCGGCGCCCAGCTCCTGCAACTGCTTCCGGATCGCCTCGTCGCCCTCGGCCGCCTTGACCTGCTCCTTCAGCCGGCCGGCCTCCTCCAGGAACTTCTTGACCTGCTCCCGCTCCTCCGCGGTAAAGTCGCGGTTCTCCTTCTCCGCCTTCGCCGAGATGGCCCGCGCGTCCAGCAGCGCCTTCTTGAGCGCCTCCTTCAGTTCCTTCAGACCCATGTCACACCTCCAGTAGGTCCAGGTCGATTTGCGTTGTCACCACCGGTGGAGGCGGTCCGCTCGGCGCGACGGGAGCCCCCCCGTCCTGGCCTTCGTCGTCCCCATCCGTATCAGAAGCGCCGGCGCCCTCTTGGGTGCCGCCCGCGCTCTTGATCCTCTCCGTGCGCGTGCCCACGCCGGCCCCGCGCGTCACCGGCCCCACGCCGGCCACGTCCAGTTTCTTCAGGATCCGGATCCTCTTCTCGTCGCGGATCTCCGATGCCGCGTCCAGGATCCAGAACGTGTAGCTCCATTCCGTCAGCGCCCCCAGGGCCTTGACCGTCTGGTAGTGCTCCTTGCCCGAGGCCGTGTCCAGGAAAAAGTGCCCATCCACCCACGCCTTTTCCTGGTCCGCCCCGATCTGTCCCTTACCCACCGGCAGCGTCCAATCGTGGTTCCACGGCTCGATCACCACCTCGCTGCCCACCGGGAACGCCCCGGGCAGCGTCAGGTCGTCGTCCTTGTCCACCACGTTAAAGGTCGCGAAGGTCGCCCGGAACTCGCCCGGCTCCCCGTCGGCCTTGAGCTCGATGCTCGCCCGGAACGTCTTTTTCTTCATAGTCACGTCTCCCTCACTTGTTAAAGACCACGCTGCACTGGCAGTTGGCCACCTCTTCGGCGCCGCCGGCGGGGTCACCCGGCCAGCGCATGCCGTTGGGAAAGAGCTTGCCGATCTCGACCGTCACCCCGGCCATGGCTGCGTGGCTGGCCCGCGGCTTCTGGCTGTTGGTCCGCCACGTTTTGCTCTTCAGCCCGCCGGCCCGCGCCCCCTCGACCGCACCGAAATTGCTGGCCGTGCCGACCCCCGTCTGTGCCTGGCGCCAGGCCCAGGTCGTGGCGGCCGCCAGGAACAGCGCCTTGACCGCCTCCAGGGGATCCGGGTCGTCGAGGGCCTGCGCCAGCTCGTCGCGCATCTGGGCGTTGATGGTCTCTGCCTGGATGCGGCTGTGCTCCGACAGCCAGCCCAGCATCTGGTCCGGGTCCACCTCGGCGCCGGCCGCGGCAGCCACCGCCTTGGCCCAATCCTCGGCCGTCAGGTTGTTCAGGCGGAAGAGGTCCGCGCCCAGCTCCGCGTTCCACCGCTCCTCGTCCCACCACACGCCGGCCACGTCGACCTTACGCTCACCGCCCGCGGCCGCCTTGGGCAGCCGGCTCAGCACCGCCGCCTCCTGGCGCCGGTAGTGCCTGGCCAGCACTTCGGCCCACTTTTCCTCGTGGCGCCGGCGGTACTCCGGCCGGTAGCCGTCGATGCCCGCCGGCGGATCGTCCTTTCTGCCGGGCGGGAGCAGGCCCTTGGGCGCCGTATCGTCCGGCGCCGAATCCCTGGGGCTCGCCTGCCCGCCCACCAGCACGTTCAAGGGCGTGACGAGCCGCGCCGCGTCGCCGCCCAGGCTGGGCAGGTTCATCCGCGCCCGGGCCTCGTCGGCCGTCATGTACGGCCGGCCCACCGCCGTCGAGAACGACGTCGCCTGCTCCTCGAAGCTGCCCTCCAACTTCTCCTGGATGTTGAACTGGAGGTAGACGTCGTCGCTGTCGGCAAAGTCCGGCAGGAGCTGCAGGGCCAGGTCCTCCTCGATCATCGTCAGCCATGGCCCCAGGCAATCGGCATACAGGTGTTTGTGCTGCTCCTTGATGTTCGAGAATGTCGCATGGTCCAAGATGCCGACCAGCGGCAGCGGGATGTGGAACGCGCGCGCGCACTCCTCTCGCGTGAGTTTCCGGCCGCCCAGATACTCGGCCTCCTGCGGGTTGAACTCCACCCGCTCCCACGTCATGTCCTCTTCCAGGACCGCGGTCGTGCCCGAGGCCTCCTCGCCGGCATACAGGGCGTCGAATTCGGCCCGAAACCTCTCGCGCGCCTGTTCGCTCCAGTCGGGGGCGCTGGCCGGCCGCCGGATGATACCGTGCATGCGCGCCGCGTTTTTCCAGAAATTCTCGCGGTAATTCCCCGCCGCGTGCTCCTCGGCCAACACCCGGCGCAAGGTCTCCAGCGGCGACAGCCCGGCGATGCGGCTCTCGGGGTTGTAGCCCCGGAAGTGGACCAGGTCATCCGGCGCCAGCTTCAGCCGCTTCGTGCCCAGGTCCACCTCGTAGCCCTTGATCACCAGCCCGCCCACGGGCGTCACCAGGTCCGGCGGCACGGGCAGCAGGCCCATGACCGCGCCCGGCCCGGCGCGCACCTTGAGCAGGTAGGCGTTGAAGTAGATCCCCAGGTCGCCCATGATCGTCTCGACCAGGCGGAACCGGCTCAATTTGAACTCCGCCGGCAGCGGCCGCCTGATCAAGCGCGCCAGATCGTGATCGGTCAGCCGTTGCCGGTCCGTGTCGCTCACCCGCCGGAAGACGTGGAGCCCCAGCTGGGCAATGTTGCGCGACAAAAAGTCCACGCACACCCGGACGTTCGGCTGTTCGCGGTACAGCGCCGCGTAAGTCCGCGAGTAGTTGTTGTACAGGCGCATGGACCCGTAGGTATAGGCCGGCGTCCACGCCGGCGCCAGGTCCCGGATCTGGCCCGCGCTCATCACGACGGCCATGTCAGTTCAGCACCTGCAGAAAGTCCACGTTCTCGCGCTCGATCACGAGCTCGCCGTCCATGGCCACCGCCTCGCCCCCGGGCCGCAGCATCTCCGCGTTGCGCAGCACCAGGTACCCGCGGCGCCTGCGCCACAGCACCCCCCGAAATGCGTGTCCGGTTTTGGTGTTGACGACCATCTGCCTCAGCTCCGGATAGCGGTCCAGGATCATGTCACACCACCACCAGGCCCCGGTCTTCGTACACGCTCCTCTTCGGCGGCTCGTGCCGGGTGGCCCGGTCCAGGGCCATGAGCAATGTCACCATGCCGTCGATCTTTTCCAGCGAGTTCGCCTTGTCGGGCTTGAGGTTGCCCGCCGCATCCTGCACGGCCACCAGGTTGTGGGCCATCCAGTTGAGCACCGGGTTGTTGCCGTGGGCCAGGGTGTGGCCCACGATCACCTTTTCCAGCTCCTTCATGGCCGGCGACATGGAAGCGTAGCCCTGGCCGAACTGCACCAGGAAATCCGGCCCGCCCAGCTCCAGCAACTTGGTCTGGATCTGAGCCGCACCCCACCGGTCGAACGCAATCTCGCGCACATCGTAAGCCTGCATGTCCTCATCGACCTGAGCCAGGATCCAATCGTAGTCGATGACGTTGCCCGGGGTGGCCGTGATGTAGCCCTGGCGGACCCAGGCGTCGTACGGCACCCGGTCGCGCTTCACCCGGTCCAGGATGTTCTCTTCCGGGATGAAAAAGCGCACCAGGTAGCGGTACGGGTCGCCGTCCGTTTCCGGCGGAAAGACCAGGCCCCAGGCCGACAGGTCCGTATTGCTCGACAGGTCCAGGCCGCCATAGGCGATCCGGCCGCGCAGGCCCGCGGCGTCCACCGCCTGGCCGCAAGCCTGCCAGTGGCCCAGGGGCACCCAGCGCGTCTCCGCCTGGGTCCAGACGTTCAGCTCGCGCCGCAGAAAGTTGTTGAGCGCCGCGGGCATCTCCCTGGCCTTTTTGGCCAGGCGTCGCATGGCGTCCCGCTTCTTGATGACGTCCAGGCCCGGGTTGGCCTTGATCCAGACCGCCTCGTCCTCCCAGTCGTCGCGCTGCGGCGTGGCGCCATCGCCTTCCTCGTCGCTCGCCTGCGATTCCCAGCCGTCCAGGGTGTAGATGATGCCGAAGAAGCTGTCATCCTGGATGACCCCGTCGAGGATCTTTTGCGTGTACTCGTGCTGCTCCCAGCAGATCGTCTGGCGGTTGTAGCCGGCCGTGGTGATCGCCAGGAAGAGGGGCTGGCGGCGGCTGCCCGTGCTGGTTTCGAGGACGTCCCACAGGTCGCGGGACTTGTGCGCGTGCAGCTCGTCGACGATGGCGCCGTGAATGTTGAGGCCGTCCAGCGAGTTATAGTCGCTGGACAGCGGCTCGTACTTGGAGGCCGTGTTGGCGATGTGCAGGTTGTCGCGAAAGACCGTGATGCGCTTGCGGAGCGCCGGCGACGCCTTGACCATGCGCGTTGCCTCGCTGTGGGTGATGCGCGCCTGGTCCCGCGACGTCGCCGCCGAGTAGACTTCGGCGCCCGGCTCTCCGTCGGCCACCAGCAGGTAATTGCCCACCCCCGCCGCGATTGTCGACTTGCCGTTTTTCCTGGCCACCTCCAGGTACGCCTGGCGAAAGCGCCGCGTCCCGTCCTCGCGCTTCCAGCCGAACACGACCCAGATGTTGAATTGCTGCCACGCCTGGAGGTGGATCGTCTGCCCCGCCCACTCGCCCTTCGAGTGCTTGAGCAGGCCAAAGAAATCGATGGCCAGCTGCGCCGCGTCCCGGTCGAACCACAGGCCCCGCTCCCCGCCTATCTCCAGATCCTGAAGGTGCCGGCGCGCCGCCTGCTTCACCCAGTGGCAGGCCGGGACCCGGCCGCTCAGCACGTCGTCGATGTAGCCGGCGACGACCGCCTCCGAGGGATAGCTACTCATCGGCCACCCTCGCGCCCCGCCCGAAGAGGAGTTGCTCCAGCTCGTCGGGCTCCTCGGGCATGACCACCTGGATGCGGCTGCGTGCGCCCGGCGTCAGCCCAAACTGCTCGGCGTACATCCGGAACGCCGTGGAGCTGTCCTTGAGGATCTGGGCCGCCGGGTGCTTGACCAGGCCACCCTTGACCCCGCACACGACCAGGCCCTCGTCGCGCAGCATCTTGCCCGCCTCCACGGCCAGGCCATAGTGCAAGCAGAGCATCTCCAGGGCCGCCGTGTCGGTCTCGGTGAGGACGCCCAGGTCGGCGAGTTTGGAGACCAGGTAGCGCCACAGGCGCTGGCCAGCGGCGTTCAGCCGGCCGCGCGGCACGGGCGGCCGGACGATCTGGGTCTGCGGCTCGCGCTTGTTGAGCGGCCGCTTGCCCGGATTGCCGGCCAGTTCCTTCAGCGCCGTCGGTTTTGGCTTGCGTCCTGGTGTCGCCATCTCCCTGTTACCCGTTAAGCGAATTCGCGGCCGTGTGAGCTAGAT